ATCTTTCAATTCGAACTGTTCATTTTCAATCTTAACGATATCGTCAAGAGATCCTTTTTCTTCTACATTAAAACTATTAACATTGAAGTTGAGGAAGTTATTTTGATAAGATATTTCTCCTTGCTCGTTTCTGCGTTTTACAAGGTCATGATGACCGGCAGCGTCTTTGCCTTGAAATCTTGTCTTGATAGGAACAAGCTTGTGAGTTCCAAAGTTTTCGCCATCAACAGCAATCTCGTCAACAGTCTTACGACGAAAGATTGCCACGAATGACGCAAACCATTGAAGACGATCAGACAGAGCGATTGCAGAGCTATCGTCAACAACTGCTGCGCCTTTACGATTGAAGTTCTCGCCACTTCGATTCATTTGCATCGCGGTGATAATTGGACAGCTAATTTCTTCAGACAGTCTTTTTAGCTTGTCAATTTTTTCACCAATAACTTGATGTTCAGCCCAATTTTGACCGATCTTTTCTCCAGTTAGCTTTACATAGTCATAAGCTACAATGCATTGATTGCCGCGCCCAACTTCCTTATAATACCAACGCTTTACCAAAGAGCAGATTTCGTCAATATTTTTACTTCCAACTCTATAGTGGTAATACTTATAATCTACTACTTTCTTCAACGCTTCTCTGACTTTCTTTGTCATTTCAGCATTTCTACGCCAATTTCCAGTTTCTACATACCACATTGGAACGCCAGATACAGAAGAAATCATGCGGAACTGCATTTCTTCAGCACTCATTTCAGTGTCCAAAATGAGAGCTTTAACGTTATTCTTTAGAGAAGTCTTTAAACAGATATCATTAATCCAAGTAGTTTTACCTTGACCGGGGCGAGATACAATCGCATAGATGTTGCCGGGACGAAGACCTCCATAAAGACGATTGAATTCTGGATATGGAGTTACAAGACCAGTATCATCTTTAATATTATTGCCACGTTCCTCTACTTTTTCAGCAATAGTTTCAAACAGATTGCATGGTTTTTCATCTATTTCAATACTAGATACTTTATCTGCATATATCTTATCGCAACTAAGAATAAAATCATTTAATGACTCTTCTCCTAGTTTTTGAGCAGTGTTTTTAATCTTCTCGCCAGTGTAATACATTTCACGACGAACCCGTAGCTTGATAAGCTCTTTTGCCGCTTCAATTGTAGCTTTTTCATTTAATTGCGCGAAAGTGATACTTTCTACATAATCAAATATATTAATTTCATCTTTAAATGCTACGCCAAGATCTTTAATCTTCTGAGCGACAAGAACTTTATCAATCTCTTGCTTATTTAAATAAAGATTCTTGCACACCAGAAAGATCGTCGAATGAACTTCATTATAGAAGTCTTTTTCTGAAACGAAATTTACAAGTTCGCAAAGAATATCTTTATTTTTAAAGATGCCAGCAATAACGTGTTTTTCTACTTGTAGTGAATAAATTGTCATATTTCGATACCGAACTTATTGAAAATAAAATCTGCTGAAAGTTCTTTCATATCTCCCTGCTCAAGCTCAATGAATTTATAATTATTTTTCATGAGCCATTCATATTTTTCATAATCCCTACGGATCGAAGAAAGATATTTAGCGCGAGAATTTTGATGAAAGAATTTATTAAAAGAGGTATGCTGTGCGCCATTCACCTCTACGGCTATCTTACGGGTAGCGTTGAGAAAGTCAACCTTCATTCTGCTTCCGTACACAGGAAACTCCTCATAAACGATATGATGCTTCCAGTGTTGAAGCAAAAATTGTTTAACTTCAAACTGAATATTTGACCGAGATTTTTTATCCCAGTCTATTCTATATTTGCTGACGTTCTTGCTAACAAGCTTTCCAGATAATGAAAATAATCTCATTTCTTGAAAACTCGGATGAATTTTTCAAATAGATAAGATGTTAGCTTTTGGTCTTCTTCAAGAAGCTTTCGGAAGTTTTCCATTCCCTGAATCTGCTTGGGAACAGTAAATCCATTTTCAGAAAGCTCCTTCAATAGATCGTCGCATACAGTAATCCAAGCGGTCTTGGCTTCGATCATTTCCCAAGCCTTTAGCTGCTCAATAACCTCATATTCTACCCAAATACTATTTCCATTATCGCGGCCATACTTAATAGGATACTTAACTTCTACGCCAGTCTTCTCATTAGGAGTCTTTCGAAACATGATCTTACACCAATGCCCAATCGGAGTCTTATTATCAGGTCCGCCGAAGATAATGTCCTTCTGAAAACGCTGTTGGAACTCAAGAATCCAGTCAGAATAATGCAGCGCAGCGTTTCCACCGCTCGCATTAGTGACCTTTGGATCTCCCTTTTCATAAGGATTGATCTTGATAGTCGAGCGAACCTGAGAAATCAAAAAGCAGATATGTCCCTTTGTAGAGAAATAATTAGCCATCTTTCTCAAGAAGTTAGAGGTAAGAAGTGCGCCACCAGCAGTTCTATCAGCTTCACTTGCGCCCTTTTCCATATCGTTTCTTGGCACAAGAGAATCCAATGAATCAATGACGAACATATAATAATGATCATCAGGATTTAATTTTGTAACATCCCTGATCATATCAATGACGAATTCAAAATCATTCGTGGGAATGACTTTCCAACGCTTTGGATCAGTGTCAACACCAGATCGGGAAATGATCTCTTTAGACAATCGTCCTTCAGCTTTAATATAAACTACAACTCCATTATCAGGATGAACCTTTTGAAAGTTTCTGGCAAAAGCAAGAGCATTTGAAGTCTTGCCTCCTTCAGTAATTCCTGTTGAACGAACAACGCCGGGGCGAATTCCACCGCCCATTTCCATGTCGAGAACCAAACTGCCGCTGCTGACAACATATTCAACTGGATTGTCAAAAGCAAAATGGTGTTCTGAATTTTCCTTTAGATACTTATCTAGGGAAGAAAGCTTTGAAGCTACTGTATTTGTGTCTTGAGTTTTTGGAGGTCTAGCCATAATTAATAAAATCTTTTAATGATAAAATAGGCTTCTTTATTTCTAAATCTTCGCCTACTTTAGTTTCAGAGAGTATGACATCTTGCTTGGGGAAGTCAAGAGTCTTTTTCTTGATTTTCACGAATTCTGCCCATTCATTTTTAATAAATAGGTCGTGATGATATCTTATTATATCTTGATTTTCCTTCTTTATAAAGAAGGTTAAAGAATTAACTTTCTGTTCTGGTAGAGAATCCCAGAATTTTTGATCTGTAGATATTTTGCCTAGAGTATTTGCTATTTTCATCTCTCTAGGATAATTAATGCTTTTTTTGTCAGCTATGAAAAGATTAATTAAATATGTAGCGAAGTTTTGAAATACTATTTCTTCGCCATTAATTATTTTTGTATACTTCTTTTTCGATGAATTCAATAATTTCTTTGTCATTCTTTTTAGGATCTTTAGTCCAGAAAACTTGCAAATATTCTGATTCTAGGTAAGGGTTTATAAAAAATTTATCTCTAGTTTCATCAGGAAAATCTCCGACAATTAAATAAGTAGGAATTTTCTTAACTAGAGCCATTGTCTTAATAGAGCTATCAACAGCAATAACTTTTTTGCACAGTTGAATGTGACTCAAACTTACCCAAATTTCAGGATGAGCCACAAGACAAACATTAAGCTGATCCTTGAGATTGTCAAACTCTAAAACTTCTTTCTCGCTGCCGAAGATTAAATAATTCTTATCTGGTTTAATTATTTTTTCAACGCATTCTTTTGAAATTCTCTTTTCAGGAAAATTCAACTGATTGTATGCGCTTTTCGCAAATCCACTACCAAATGGATGTATTCCAATTATTTCATTATCGTTATCAAAAGGAGACTGCACTTCGTAAGGAAATGCAGCCTCCATAAACTTTGTTCTTGGGCAAATAGTTAAATTAGATTTATCCAAAGAAGACATTGCTTCTGAATAAGAAGGCAAATCATTAAAATAGATAAATTCGTAATTTTTCGTGTCACAAAAAGGGGCAAAGAATTTCTCAGCCCCTTTAAAATGAGTCATTACTATAACTTTAAAGCTGGAAGGGAGACAGACTGCAACATCAAGACATTGCAGAAAGTCTCCAATTCCGCCAGATATTAGTATTTTATTTATCTGATTGGGCATGCGCCAGAAGAACATTCGACCATATCTAGCATTTCATTGCTATTTATGGTCATATTAGACAAGGGTTTAACCTTGCTGCTTGCGGCAATATATGTAGCTTCATCAATTTCCTGATATGGAGCTTGCTTAAATCCATGATCCTTGAAGAGAAGGAAGCTTACGCTCTTAACGTTATGTTCATAATTGTCTTTAAGCCAAGTCTTCAAAGAATCAAGCTCTTCTGGCTTATAATAAGCTGTTACAGAAACAGCGTTATCAGACCAGACTGTTTGAAGCTTCTTGACCATATCAAGCTGCTTAATGACATCCATGTCCTTTGTGAGGATTGATCCTTCAGGAGTCTTGCATGGGAAATAAACTACAACAGTGTCGCGATTCTCAGTTCCATCGAAGTTTACAAGAAACTCAACGTGATAGCCCATATCCTTACAGGTTTGGACCAATGCGTCAGAGCTAGACATACGAACTGTACGCATATAATACTGACTGAATGCTGGATGAACGCCGGGGGTTGCTCCTCCCAAAAGGCTCAACGTGCCAGAAGGCTTGACAGTCGTAAGCTTAATGCTTTCAGACCATCCACGAAGCTTGCTCCAAGACTTGTCGAAAGAACGTAGAGCAGTATAACAATCATCAAGCCAATCAAGCTTATCAAGAGACTGGCAAACACCAGTAACACCAAGACCAAGGCGCATATTTTTATGAACAATCTTATTAGTTTCTTCATGAATAAACGGAAGAGAAGCGATAGCTTTCTGAGTCTTATATAGAAGAGTAGCACAATCAATCAACTCTTCTTTAGAAGTAATATTGTTTAAATAAAGCTCGCAAAGATTGCAGCACTCATAATTAGAAAGGCTGATCTCGGCGCAAGGATTTGTCATCTCGCAATTGTCTGTATCTGTTGGATACATTACGTTGTCTGAAATTGGACCATCCTTGATTCGGCCAAACTTCTGAGAAAGGGGAAGATTAAAGAAGCCATAAGGCTCGCCATTTGCATAGCCAGAGTCTTTATTGATTTCATAACCATTCTTCCAAATTTCCTCAAGAACATGATCGTAGCTATCAGCGTAAATAGTATTATTGCTCATAGCTCGCCAATTTGGGACATTTCCAGAACCCCAATTCTTGGCGCGAAGATAAAGAATATCGTCTGGATCGCCTAGCGCGATTTCTGCACTGCGACGTACATTGCCAGCGACAACAATGCTGCCAATAATATTGCAGATATCCAGCACATCAATTGAGCGAAGCTTTTTGCTTTCGCGAGCTTGGAAGATTTTTGTGATCTTATCGATTCCGTCAATAAGGATTTGTGGGCCACTAGCTTTTCCGCCAAAGCCCTTGATTGGCTCGCCGTAACCTCTGATGAGGATAGTAGAGTACGAAAACGATTTACCTGTAACGTAAAAAGCATCCAATACCTTTGAAAGTAGATTAACCCAACCTTCGCGTTTATCTGGAACAATATAATCAGCGTCTTTAGTTGCTTCATGAATGACAGTTACACCTTTCTTAATCTTTGGAAGTTCATGGACATCTTCGCGACGAATGCTGTAACCAACTCCGCCGCCAAGCATTAGATTTTCAAAAAGAAAAAGAAATGCCTTTGGCTCACGCATTGCTGTAGCCCAGCAGTTGAGTAGAGAATTTGCGCCAAAACGATCTACAGTAGAAGTTCCAAGCTGCCAGAGCATTCGACCAGCAAAATTGCACTTAAGATTAAAAACGTAATCATAAATACGTTCCGCTTCTTCCTTTGTATATTGTGCGCCAATTTTTTGCGCTCCTTCAATACAACGTTGAACGGTTTCATGCCATTCCTCTGTTTTTCCGTTTTCCTTTAGTCTAGCGTATGTACGCTTGTAGACTATGTAACCTAGACCATTAAAGCCCCAGTTGGGTTGTTTATTTTTATATTTGGATACGAAACTTTCGCTTAGGATTAATTCACTCATAATAATGGGTTATATATTACACTGACTTTGGATAATTGTCAATGTCGAACTTTACCATTTTTTCTACGAGTTTGTCAAAGGAAATTTTCGGTTTCCAACCTAATTCTCTTCTAGCTAAATCAGAGTTTCCAAGAAGAAGCTCTACTTCTGCTGGTCTATAGAATTTTGGATTAATTTTAACTAAAACTGATGATTGAGCTTCTCCGAGAGATAGAATGTTGCTCTGTACGCTCAACTCTTTATGTTCTCCTTCGCCATGCCAAGCGCAAGGAATATCTGCGTATACGAAGGCTAGATTTACGAATTCTTTAATTGTATGAGTCTCATTACTTGAGAGGACGTAATCTTTTGGAGTTTCTTGATTCAACATCTTCCATACGCCATCAACAAAGTCTTCTGAATCAGACCAATCTCTTTTAGAGTCTAAATTACCTAATTCAATTGGAGCAAAAGATTGATTATTTTTAATTGCATGATGAATTCGCGCAACTCCTAGAGAAATCTTTCTTGTTACGAACTCTGGTCCACGCTTAGTTCCTTCATGATTAAACAATACTCCATGAACAGCATACAGATTATACGATTCACGATATACTTTTACTATATGATGAGCGGCAGCTTTGCTCGCTCCATAAGGGCTGCGAGGTCTAAATGGATGCTTTTCATCTTGAGGAGAATAAACAACATCTCCAAATTCTTCGCTACTTCCAGCAGAATAAAATCTGCACTTTGGATGATATTGGCGAACAGCTTCAAGACATCTGGCAACTCCTGTGGCGTTAACATCAAATGTTTGAAGAGGAATGTCCCAACTACAACCAACGAAACTTTGTGCGCCAAAATTAATAAAATAATCAGGCTTAATCTCTTGCACCAAATTTGGAATACTTACGCTGTCGCACAAATCTCCATAAACTAGATCGACTCTAGGATTATTTATAAAGGATTTGCAATTTACTAAATTCGGATTCGATGTTCTACGAATCACTCCATAAATTTTAGCGTCAGTGTTTTTAAGCAAATATTCCGCCATATTTGCGCCGTCTTGACCTAGTATTCCAGTTAATAAAATTTTCATTCGATTGAGAACATGTTTTTATTATATTTGATTTCGCGAGAAGGATCTTTAACGTGTTTTTTACCTTTTCGAGTTTTACTGTAATCTTCGAAGAACTTCTTTTGCACTGGATCTTCTCCAGCTATGTCTTTGCGTTTTTCAGAAAGCTCTTTAGATCTATCCATCAAATCGCCAAGAGTTTCTTTTTTATTTGAAGTTTTATCTCTAAAACCAGATTCGCTGAAAGCGTCAATATGCGTATCTATTGAGGCTTGTGGAATAGTAAAAATTCTTTCCCATTCAGTTCCATCTTCTGAATAGGCATGATTCTCACTCATCCTTTGAACAATTTCTTTAATCTTGCCAGTATTTGGATTTTTAAATAAATATATTGGCATATTAAATTAAAGCTAAAAGTTGATCTACAGTTTTTTCGTAAGTAAATTCAGATTGAAGTTTTAAACCTTCTTCATTTACTCTATTATTTTCTACTCTCTTTATAACTTCTTCGCATCCAGCAATAAATTCGTCTTCGTTATAATTAAAATATTGTCCTTGATTAATTTCCTGACCTTTCTTGAAGAAAAGATTATCGTAACAATCTATTTTTTCTTTTGAGGGATTAATTAATATAGAGTTCTTTTCATTTGCCCAAGTTTTATGAGCGTGAGCATTTAGAACAACAGCGTGTTTGCCGATTGCTACGGAAGAAAATTCAGGAATGGCCCATCCTTCTCCACTAGACATGGCAAGAACAATATCAGCAGAATTAAGAAATTCATTGTAAGTCTTGTTCTTTTCTATCCATTCAAGATTATTGAAATTAAAATACCTCTTTCCTTCAAGAGCGTCATTTATAATTTTAGCATTTAACTCTTTAGAAATAAAAGAATTATAGCAGCAAGCTTGAAGAGAGTATCGCTTATCATTTCCAAATTTCTTTACCCAACTCTTAATTACTCTAACTTGATTTTTTCTACGCTCTATTTTTCCGCATACATTAAAAGTAATTCTACCATCATCAAAAAATGATTTATTTAAATTAGAAAAAGTATTAGCGTCAAATCCGAGAGGAATAAAATGAGTCTCTACGCCATGATTGTCGAAAACTTCTTTGGTGTATTTATTCGTGAATACCGTTACGTTTCCTTTGGCGACATTTTTCTCATAGATAGTTGGAGAGTCTAGTTCATAAAATGAAATCAATATCTGTTTTTTAGATATAGATTCATGACTTCCATTTAAATGCCAAAGCTTAATTACGGGAATATCTCTAGTATGAGACTCCTTATATTTAGAAATACATTTATTGATCCATTCTAAAAATTTTGGATCATCTTCACAAGTAGAAACATTGATGTTTCCAATTGGAAGCAAAGAAGGGGCCAGCCCCCTTCGATAGATTTCTCTAAGAATTGCTAGAGATACCTGACCGAAGGAGACTGGATTAATTGGGATGTTTAATGCGAAATCCATTACAGGAGTCCGTCATCATCTTCCTGAACAGCGGGAGCTTTCTTAACGAATGGCTTGTTGCCATAAGCAGTAGCCTTAGCTGCTGGAGCCGCCTTTTGAGGTGCGCTTGTTGTTGGGGTTGCAGGTCGTCCTTCCATAGGAAGCGACTCATAGATTCGGAAATCAGGTTGATTTTCTGACTTCTTATTCTTAGAAGAGAAGACTACAATCTTAACCTTCTCGCCGTTTGCCTTGTTAATGTAACCAGTCAAATATGTCTGGTTCTTTCCTTGGCGTTTCCATAGTGCGCCGAGTTCTTCGCGTTGAGACTTATTAGCTGTATCGTTTGCGTTTGTATCACTCATATATTTCTAGTTTGCGGTTCTTTATCTTTCTTTTAAGAAGACCTATTCCTTTTTTATGAAGATTCAAAACTGTTTGCGTTGTAACTCCGAGTTCTTCCGCAATGTTTTTCCACTTCACTTTATAATCAGAATACTTCCTCTTGAAAACGTATGAAATTCTTTCGTCAGA